CCGAACACGAGGGCTTGATCGAGGCCACCCAATCCGGCACCGAGGTTGAGTACGTGGAGGCGTTGATCGCCGAGCGTCTCGCCCGCGTCATACCGCCCGAAAGGGGCTAGCGTCACGTGCCCACGATGTACGAGGCTCGCGGCCTAGACCCTCGCCGCGCCCTGCGCCTGCCTAGCGCCGACATAGCGGACGCCGTCATGTTGGGCTCGGCAATCGTCGGCATGGTCGCCGCCGACGATTGGCGCGTGCGGGCGCTCTTCGTGTTCCCGCTCGCATGGCACTTTGGGGCGACCTGCTTTCGCCGGTACCGCGAGGCGAGCGCGTACCGGCACGGTTGGCTAGACGGCCGCGCGGCGCTCTATCGGTCGGCCGACGAGGCGACGCGCCGGGGCATGACGGGCGAGGCTTACAGTGCGCTAGAGGTGGAGCGCGACCGCCTCGTGTGGACTATCGACCACAGGGCAGGGGGTCACCATGACGAGCACGAGTGACGACGGCGGCGAGTATCGGGTGAGCACGGGCCACGACGCCGAGCCCGAACCAACCGTGGTCGGCGTCGGCCCCCACGTCGGCGGGCGTACGTATGGCGCCCGCGTCGTGCGGGTGCGCCGTCGTGTGAAACGGCTGTGTCTGCACATATGGCGAGAGCGGCACCGATGCGGGCGCTATGTGGAGTGCGACGCCTGCCACGATAGGCGACACGCGGGCGCATGGTTGACGCCTCGAGCGGCCCACCTCGCCGCCCGGGTGCGCGCCCGGCTCGCCGCCCTGCGCGAATGGCGCCCCACGCCGAACGCTGAATGGCCCGCCATGCCCGCCCCTGTCTACCCGTGCCCGTCGTGCGGGGTCGAATGGGCCGAGCCGTGGTCGACCTGTGACGAGTGCGGTTGGTCGTCGCTCGAGCACGAGCGGTACCTACTCGGCGACGGCGACGAGCCGTACGACGCCGACGACGAGGGCGCCGACGATGCATGACCGCTCGCCTTGGTACGACCGGCAAGGCAACCCGATAGACGCCGAGCAAGCCGGGCGCCTACTTGTCGACGTTGAGGGGCGCCGCGTCGCCCTGACGACGGTTGGCCCGTACGTCGTCTCGACTATGTTTCTCGTGCTTGACCACGGTTGGCAGGGGGTGCCGGTCCTGTTTGAGACGATGGTTTTTCAACGCGAGGCATGGGCGGGCGTCGCCCTCGGCCATGACCTAGACACGACGCGGTACGCGACCGAGCGGGAAGCGGTCGCCGGGCACGAGGCGGTCGTGACGATCATTCGCGCCACACTGCCCGACGATGTGCGCGTGGTCGACGGGGCCGACGATGCCCCGCACGAGCCCGGAAACGGCCCCTAGACGCGACGAGCGCCCCCGCCCGGGTGATTGGCGGGGGCACGTGTGCGAGGGCGTAGAACGTAGAAACGCCCCCGACCCTTTCGGGCCGGGGGCGAGGTGTGGGGGTTAGGTGAGCCGGTCTAGCGAGTCGGCGTACCCGCACGCGGGGCAATCCCACATGAGCAGGGTCGCCGGGTCGGCCGGGTCGTCGTCGCCGTCGGTCACAAACTCAACCACGGCGGCGTGCGCGGGCGCGTGCAGCGAGCCCCGCTTGCCGTTCGAGGGGATGAGCGCGGCGACCGTGCCCGCGCCGACCCGCACCTCGAGGTCGATACGGCAAGCCGAGCAGTCGGTGCGGATAAGGGCGGCGTTGGTGTTTGTCATGGGTAGAGCGTAAGCCCGTGTATATACACGAGGCAAGGGCGGGAACGTAAAAACGCCCCCGACCCTTTCGGGCCGGGGGCGAGGGGCGGGCGGGCTAGAGGTTGAACCAAACCACGGTGCCGACCTGCGAGGGGTGACCGGTCGTGGTGAGCACGCGCCCGGCGTAGAGGGTGCGGTCGGGGCGGGCGTAGGCCGCGGTAACCCGCACCGTGTCGCCGCTCTCGAGGGCGACGGTCGACCCGACGCGGCGGGCATTCCAGAGGGGGTATTCGGCCGTGAACTGCGCCCACGTGACGCGGCCGGTTGCGCCGTGGTCGGCGCAGAGGCGGCACGCGTCGTCGCGGCGGGCGCGGTCGGCGTGCGCGGTGTGCGCGAGAAACGTCGCGTTGGTCGGGTAGGCGGTCGAGTCGGTCAGGGCGGCGGTGGTGTTCGTCATGGGTAGAGCGTAAGCCCGTGTATATACACGAGGGAAGGGCGGCAAGGTAAAACCTAGGCGCCGTCGTCCCAATGCCCGCGTCGGTCGTCGTGCTCGGTCGGGCGTGGGTCGCCGCCGACGGCGCGCCACTCCACCCACCGCGGGGGCAGGCGCACAACCTCGCGGCGCTCGCGCAGGGCGACGGGGTCGACGCGCTCGAACCGGTCGCGCCGCCGTAGTGCGATGCCGAGCCGGTGTCGCCGCGTGGCGACCTCGAGCCGTAGGGGCAGCGGGAACCCGGGTGCGGCGTCTGCTCGGCACTCGCGGTCAAGGGCGCATGTATGTACGCGAACCATGCCGGGCAGTGTGCCACGTCGGGGGTGCGGGAAGCGCAAGGCGCCCCGCCCCCTGCGCTCTCGGGTACGCGGGGGCGGGGCGCCATGGGCGCGGGCAGGCACGCCCTGCCCGCGGGCTCGAGTCTAGGTGAGGGTGAACGTCAGTGTCAGGACATAGGTACCCTGCGAGGCGAACGCCTGCGAGGTGACGGTGCCGCCGTCAAGGTAGGTGCCACCGGTCGCCGCCGTGTGCACCCCGGCGCCGACGAGGGTTGCCCCCGACGGAATATCAAAGGTGACCGTTGCGGTAATGACGCCGTTAGAGGCGGCGCCCCACGAAATCGACTTGCGGGCGTAGGCGGGCGAGCCCCCGCTCGGCTCGGTGCCCGCGGTCGCGCCCGGCGTCGTCGTATAGACGGCCGCAAACGTGGCGGCGTTGCCGTACGCCGTCGCAAGCGTGTTCTTTTGGGTTGCGGTCTGAATCGCCATTAGCGGGCTTCCTTGTCGTCGTCGTCGTCGGCGGGCGCGTTGCCGACGCCGGATAGGTCAAGGTGCCCGTGGTGCACCTCGAGGGGGTCGGCGGGCACTAGTCGCGCACCGGCACGCGGCGGGAGGTGCGGCGCCGGTTAGGCACGGCGTACACGCCCGCACCCGTCACGACGCACGCCGAGAGGATCGTTAGCCATTCGCCGTTAGTGACGGCCGACCCACTCGGCGACCCGTCGTTGAGGGCGGCGACGAGGGCGACAAGCCCGGGGGCGATGAATCCAATAACGGCCTTGGCGTACGGGGCAATGCGGTTCACTTGGGCAACCTTTCGGGGTAGCAAGCGCGGCACACCTGGCAGCGCAGTTGACGGGTGACGACGTGCTCAACCCACACATGACCGAGCACTCGGCAGGTGAGGGCGCGCGGCGCTAGCGCGCGGCGCTGGTCGGCCATGACACGGTGACGAGCACGCCGTCGTGGTCGCTGTTGAAAGCCGGGGTCGACCATGAATCCACGACGACCGGCACACGCCGCGAGGCGAACCACACATAGTCGAATGTCTCGGACCCGTGCGTGTGGTCAGTGTGGGCGTAACCGGCGCTCACCATGCCACGCGGCGAGATAAGCCGGGTAAGCACCTTGCCCTTGCGAAACGTGTAGGGCGGGCGGTTGAGGTCGCCTGAGCCGATGCTGACGACGTTGTGCCGCGTGGTGCGCCGAAACGCCGGACCCATAACCCACATGTGCGCGTGCCAGTGCGCCCGCCTAATGGCGTCGTGGTCGTGCGTGCCGGTCCACCCCGACGACCACATGTGAGTACCGCTTACCGCGACGTACTCGCCCGTGTCGTGGCGCTTGAACTTGACGCGGTTGTAATAGCGGTTGGGCGAGAGCCCCCGCATGCCGGTCGCGCAGAGGATCGACTTGCGGTACACGACCGCGCCCACCTCGAGCCGCCATGCGACGACGACGGCGCCCGCGGCGCCGGGCGGGGAAAAGTGCCCGTAACCGTGCACGGCGGCGAGGCGGGCCACCTCGAGCCGGTGCCAGGTTGTCTCAATCTCATTGAACACGACCGTATCGGCGCCGAGCGAAAAGGCGTGCTCGAGGTCGGCGGTCACATGCTCTTGCGTCATGGTGCGTTGCACGTTGAGTTGTAAGTGCGTGTGCGTGGTGCGGCTCGGCTCGGTCGTCACGACAGGATCACCTCCCGCTGCCCGGGGTTGGCGTCGAGTAGTCGCTTGCCCCTCGAGGAATCGAGCAGGGCGCGCGCCGTCTTTTCGCACTCGGCGAGCGTGGCGACAACCTCGAAATGCATTTCGTCTTTGCGGCCGGTGTAGTTCCCGCCCCAACGCACGCACCCGGCGTACTTAGTGAGGGTGTGGCGAATCGCCTTGACCTGCTCGGCGGTGAACGTGTCGGCCTTGCCGAGAGGGTGCCGGGTCGCGTTGAGGTCGATAGCGCACCCCGCGGCGTGGTTGCTGTAGCCCGTCGTCTGCCCACGCACGGGGCGCACCGCGTAGCCCCAATCATCGAGCACCGGTTGGGCTAGCCCCTCCACATACTCGGCGAACCGCAAGGCGTTATGCGCGAGCAGGAAACCGGCCGAGCCGTTGCGCAGGCGCACCGACACCTGCCCGTTGTGCGCGGGCAGGACCCACGCGTGCAACTTGGGCGACGTGCTCTCGAGCACGGGCCAACCATTTTGAGAGGTGAGCACTAGCAACCCTTCCTTTACGGGTGAAACTCGGGGTCGAGCCGGGTTAGCGGGGGCGGGTCGGGGAAATCGGGCCGAGCGATGCGCACCTCGGCGACGACAAGCAAATCCCATTGACCATGTGCGGCGAGCAACACGCGAGTTTCCTGCAACTCGATACGTAGGTCGGCGTTATCGGCGAGCAGGTCGGCGTTACTTTCCTCCACCGCATCGAGCCGGGCGCGAATGTCGCGCAACGTCTCTTTGTGGTGCGCCGCTTGGCTGACAATGTCCATACGCAACTCGGCGCGGCGCTCTTTATCCTCGGCGATTTGCTCGCGCACCTCGGCGACGATTGACCGCATAGTGGCAACCTGCGTCGACTCTGCCTCGGCCGCTTCCTTACGCGCCTGCGCTCGCACGAGGTCGGCTTGAACCGTCTCGGTACGTGCCTCGGCGTTGCTCTTAGCGGCATTGGCAGCGGTAAGGCGACGTTGCATGAAGGCGACGGCGACGCCGCCCGCACCGACGACGCCAAGCGCGGCGACGACGAGGGCGACCCAAAGCGCGGCGGTCATAGTTGCCCCTTGACGTAGTGCCCGACCGGCGCGATATGCCAAAGCGTGCGCAGGTGCTCGAGGATGAGAAACGCATACCCCGCGTACACGACGACCGGATAAAGGCGACCCCCGGCCCCGGCGTTGGCGTTCACCTGCCAGGGCCAAAACCACAGGATGAGGTCAGGCGCGGCGACAAGGGCGGCAATGAACCCGACGACCATGGCAATATCCCACGTTACGAGGATGGTTAGCCCCGCCGCCTCGAGGGGGATTGACCGCGGCTTGCGTGATACCCCCCACGCTAAGAGCGCCCCGCCGACAAAGGCAGGCACGCCCGTCGCTAGGCGCATCCAACCGCCTAGGTACTGCTCGAAATTGGTCGACGTGCCGTTGCATGCCATGAGGGCGCCGACGAGCACGCCGACGGCCGCGTGCACCCGTAGCAAGCCGAGCCGGTTTGCGCTATCCCACTGGGCTTGTCGACTGAGGTCGACGGTAAGCCGCTCGAGCCGGTCTAACGGGTGCTCGTCGTCATAGTCGCCCACGGGCTACGCCGCTTCATACATACCGGCGATATTGAGCAGGTCGCCGGTAGCGAGCACGACCGGCGCGTTTGCGGCGCCCACTACGCCCGCTTGGTCGCACAGGTGGCACCGCGAGCCGTTGAATAGCACCACGTCGCGGGGATAGGTCAGGTTCGCCGACACGTCGCGCACCGTCGCCCGCCCAATGGGGTCATAGTTCACATTGTTCGGCGCGCTCGGCAAGGTGTAGTCATAGCGCCCTGAGCCGAATGTGGTTGTCGACCCAATGGTTAGGTGAATCTCGAACAGTACGAGGTGCCCCACCTGTAGGAACTTGCCGGTAATGGTGCCATTGCCGAGCACGGGGTTAGTTGTGCTCGCCGTCCACACGGGCGTGTAAGCGGCCCACGGGTCGGCAATGGCGTTGAGGTTGTCGCGCAACTGCGCATTGAGTAGCGCGGCCGTCACAACCTCGCCCGATACCCACGTGCGCGGCGTAGTCCAAGCCATTGAGCAACCTTCCTAGTAACTGAGCCGAGTTGAGGTGCCTAGGACCCCGTACGTCGCGTCGGCCAAAATCCATGCGCGCTCCACTGACCACGCCGACGTGTTCATTTCCATTGACCATTCAGATTCGGCATCGGCAAGGCGTACCGTTTCGGTCCACCCCTCCACTGCCTGATCGCCCGGCGTCGGCGCCTGCGAGGGCAGCGACGTGAGGGCGATGCGGTCGGACACCTCGAGCGCCTGCGCCGCCTGTTGCACGGCGGTCGTCTGCGTGAGTAGGTCGAGCCGCAAGCCGGGCAGGCGCACGAAAGGTTGCGCGTAGGACGACACGCGCCAATCGGTCGCGTCTTGCACCTCTTGGTCGGTCGTCACCTGCAAGGCGCCTAGGTCGGCGACGTACTTACCGTGCACGGCAATTGACGCCGTATCTTGGCTCACCTGTGTTGGCCCGTCGAACCGGGCGCCCGTCACGTAGTTTTCGAGTTGGTCGGCGTCGTACAGAAACTCGGTACTCGGGTCGATAGACCGCCCCGAAATGGTCATGCGCGGGGTTGCCTCGGCCGACCTGTGGTGACGCGCCTGCATAACGAGCACGCCGTCGCCTCGGACAAACACGAGCCCGCCCTCGGCGGTCGCCGCATCCTGCATAACCTGCGCGGCCGTCACCCCGAAAACCTGCGCCGGGGGCATCGTGGCTAGCGACCCACGCTCGAGCGAGGTCGACGTGACGCCCGCATACGAGGCATACCGGGAAATGTGCGAGTCGCTAGCGGTCGCCTTGAACCCGTCAAGCCCGGCCGACGCATGGTTGGCGATGCGCGTTGCCGAGAGCCCCGTTGCCTGCGTGCTCACGCCCACATGCGCCAGGGCGAACCCGCCCGCGTTGGTATATCCAAGGCGCATGTTGCTCGCGGTGAACGCGGCGAAAAACGTAGGGATAGGCGTTGAGGCGGCGAGCGACCCGTCGAGAAACAGACGGATTGACATATTGATATTGGAGACGGTGACGGCGACGTGGTGCCACGCCCCATCCATGTAACCGGTGCCGCTCGTCGCGGTGACCGTCTCGACAAGGTCATTCGTCGTCGCCGAAATGGCGCCGGTCGTGGTCAATGTGACCATGAGATAGGTGCGGGTTGGGAGCATATCGCCGACCACGATTAGCAGTTGGTCGCTCGTCGCGGTCGACGCCTTGAAAAACCCCGATACCCACATGGTCGGCCCGGTAATGGAGGGCGAAAAATCGGCCCGCAAATACTGCCCACTGCTGCCGTTGCCGAAAAACTGTGGTGCAATCGGCGAATCCTCGAACCCGGGGCCGGGGGTCGACGCAAACAGGATCGCCGGGCCATTGCCCTTGACGACCATGGGCGACGACGCCGCCGACCCGGCCGCGGTGTTGGTCAGGCGGGTTGAGCCGGGCGGGTCGTCTAGGGGGTAATACGCGGCGGGGTTGTCGAGCCTGACCTCTTCCTCAATGAGACTTCGGTATTCCCACCGCGAGAGGCGCGCCCACGCGTCAACCGCCGAGATTGACGCATAACTGATTTTGTCCATGCCGCTAGCGGGCCACGACACGGGCCACCGCTGCACGTACCCCGTAAAGCGAACCGACGCGACGCCCCCGGTTGTGTGCGTCACCCGGATTTGCTGGTCAATGTCGACGCCATAGACCGCCGAGCCATAGGTAAACCGGCCGTCGCTATTGTCGAGCACCATATCGAGGGTTGACGCCTCGATAGTCTCGAATTGGTCCGAGCGCCCCCGGCGAATCGTGTAGCCCGCCGACAGGTCGACGTACCGGGTTATGTCATAGGGAAACGTGCCGGTGCCGTCGTCCAACTGCACGCGCACCGTAAACGGTAGGCCGCTCGCCCCTTGCACGAGCGGCGAGAACCCGTCGCGCCCCAACGTGCCGACGGCGCCGAGCGCGACGGCGCCTGACGTGGTCGCCTTGGTCGCCGTGCCGGTGAGGGTGCCGGTACCCGACAGGGCGACCGAGCCCGCGAACCCCTGCGCCCCAGTGCTGCCCGACAGGGCGAGGGTGCCGGTACCGGTAAGCGCCCTCGAGCCCCCCACGTTGGGGGCGCCTGAGCCCGTGAGCGCCCCGCTACCGGCCAACGGCGCCGCGTCGGCAAGGTTGGGCGTACCGGCCCCCGCGAGGTCGCCTGAGCCCGCCAGGGCGACCGTGTCGGCGAATGACGACCCGCCCGACGGCGTGCCGTCGGTGAGGATGAGGAAAAAGTTACGTTGTTCGGCAGAGTTGGCGAGCGTGACGGTCGGCGACTCTGCGGCCGTGCTCGAGAGCACCTTGTAATCGAGAGCAACGACCGCTTGCCGTACCGTCTGAGCGCCCGCAATGACGGGGTTGGACCCGTTGACGGTCGGGCGCGTGTAATCCGTCGGCGTCGTCGTAACATCTTGAGCGCCGGTCTGAGATTCAATGCTCGCCCAAAAGACAACGGCGAGGTCTGTCGGTGAGTTGGGGGTAAGGCTCGTAACCGTGCCCGCCGTGGTGCCCGATGTAATGCTCTTGACGTTGTGCGCCTCAATGGGGCTCGTCGCATCCCCGCCGCGAAACACTGCGAGCATGCCAGCATTTCGGGCGCCGACCGACCATGTAAGCGTGCGTGCGGTGTCGCCCGCCTGTAAGACACGGTAAAAGATTGCCGCCGACTCATTGGCGTTAGACGTGCCGGTGTCTAGAGCCGTGTATCCGGTCGGGGTCGTGAACGTCGCCGCGCCGAAAACCGTTGCGGTAATGAGCGCAAGGTCCCCCGCCGCCCAACCCGACGGGAGGGCGGGCGTGGCGCTTGACGTTGAGACGGCGCCAAACGACGTACCGCCGACAAAGGACCAAGTCACACGCCCGCCGACTTCCTGCCGTGCCTCTTATTGTCCTTCTTTATCGAGCGGATAATTTCCTCGCCGGTCAGGTGCACGTGTACCGTAACGTGCCCATCCTTGAGCCGCGAGAGGTGTTGTGCGATGCGCTTAGCCAAATCCTCGTTATGCTTAGCGGCGGCAATGTCGCCGTTATAGACGGCGCCCGCTGCCTGCGCACCGGCCCCGGCGAGAGCCGCGGTCGTCGCCTTATCGTACGAGTTGAGTTGCGCGACATTGTCGCGCGACGTTCCCGCGATAGCGTGCAACTGCGCAATGCCCGACTCACCCGACGCCGCAAACTGCTGTACGAGCGCCTTAGACATACCCTTGGAAAGCGCCATGCGCATATCGCTTTGCAACTGCTGCGACTGTGCCTGCTGCTGTTTGGCGTAGGCGAGCATCGTGCCCATGTTCATAGGCTGTGCCCCGTAGTCGGCGCCGAACACGCTTGACCGCATGCCCTGGAAACCGGCCGCGAAATCCTTGCGAGCCGAGAGCAGGTCTGTCACCTTTTGGGCTTCCTTGGAAACGTAGCCCGTCATAGCGTGCATTGCCTTGGAGAGCAACACGTGCCCCTTGCGAATGCCCTTGACCAACTCGGCGACGAGGTCGGCGCCCTCGCTAGACAACTGGGTAGCGTGCTGCCCCTTACCGTGGTGCACGTGCCCGCCCTTAGCGAAACTCATTGTGTTGAACCGCTCGAACGTGCCAACGCCGTACTTTTGCACGGCCGCGGCGCGCACCACGTACTCGCCATTAGACAGGCGCGCGGGGATAGAGTCGCTAGTGCCCGACCCTGGCCCGCGGATATATCCACCGGTCGCCGAGCGTGTCGCGTTGATATCGGATTGAATGTGGCTCGCCTGCGCGGAGTAAATGTTGCGGTAAATGCTCACCGATACCGACTTGCCGTGAATGCCGTTGATCGCGCCTTGAATGGCGTGTGCAACCGGCGTCGCTTGGTCAATGAGGGTGACGTGCGGCTTAGGGTTATTGTGGTTTAGTTCCGTCAACCCGCGCGCGGTGCGCTTGGTTTGGTCCTGCGCGTCGCGCGCCCCAACCAACTTGATAATTGATTGGACCTGCTTAGGCGTTAGGTGGTACGCCTTGGCTAGGTCAATGATTGACTTGTGCGACGTGAGCATGCCCGGCGTCCTAATCGCCGTTTGCACAAAGGCGGGCAGGCTGTGCAGCATCTTGCCGGTTGTCTTAGCGGATATGCCCGCCTTGGCGGTCATTGCCGAGAGCCCGGCGAGCGTATACCTGCTCTTTTGCGCCTTATTCGCCGACATATCCAACGCCCGACCCCAGTAGTCGAGGTTGGTGCCGTACTTTTTCGCGCCCTTGTCGAAATCGCCGAACGCCGCCGACGAGCGGGGGAGGATCGCGGCAAGTTCCGTCATAGATAGACCCGTCTTACGACTTAGGGTCTGAATTGCCCCCATTGCCTGCGCCGGGTTAGTGCTCTTGAGGTGCGCGTAATGCGAGTCAAGCGACGCGACGGCCTGATCCCAATTCTTAGTCGCGGGCGCGGCGTCGTGAGCAATCTTGCCAAGTTTGCCTATACCGCCGTCAATGAACGCGCTCGGCCCAATCGCGGCACTATGGTTGAGCGGGCTTGCCGCGGTCGGGCCATTGAACGCCGGGTTATGGTCAACGCCCTTGGGAGCGGTCGCCTTACTCATCTTGGCGATAAGGTAAATCGAGGCGGCGATACCGGCAATCGGCGCGACAATCTCGGGGATAACGGCCGCAAGGCTTTTGCCCGCCGTCTCGCCCTCGCGCAATGGCCCGCCCTTACCGCCCGGCAACGGCAGACCCTCGCCCTTGCCAAACCCGGGGTTGACCACAAACACCTTTTGCACGCCACCCACGGCCGACTTAGCGACCGTCTTAGCGGCGCCTGAGAGGATGCTGCCCACGCCGACCTTGTGCGCCGCGTAGGCGCCGACGCCGCCGACCGCTAGAGCCTGCTTGAGCCCCTTGGGCATACCGTCAAAGGCGTGCGCCACCTTGCCGCCGATGCCGACAACCTTTTTCGCGGCGTTGAAAATGACGCCTAGGTCGCGGGCGATAGCGCCCCCCGTACCCTTGCCCGACTGCATTTGCCCAATGAACTTTTGAATAGCGGGCACCGCGCGGTTGCTTAGATAGTTGGCGACCTTGATAAGTGTTGGCGCGAGCGCCTTACCGAGCGACAACTCGGCAGTTTCGACGGCGCCGTGTAGGCGCTCCATAGCGCCCGCCGTACCCTGCATTTGCGCTTTGGACATTTTCGCGGCGGCGCCCTGGTCCTTCGTCGCCCGAATATACTTGGCTAGCCCCTTGGCGCCCTGATTCATTAGCACGGTTGCGGCGCGGGTCGCGTCCGAGCCGAACATGGTTTGGAGCGCCGAGATTCGCTGTGCCTGCGAGAGCGGCCCCAACTTGTCATGCAACTTTTGGGCGACCGTCGTAACCGAATCAATGCGGCCGTGCGCGTCGGTGAAGTCAAGCCCAAGCGACTTCATTTCCTTTGCCGACGCCTTAGTCTGCGGCACGAGGCGGGCAAGCATCGTCTTTAGTGAGGTACCGGCGTCGGACCCCTTGATACCCGCTTGGTCGAAAGCGGCGAGCACGCCGACGGTCTGATTCAGGTTGAGCCCGGCGTTTTTCGCCCCGGGGCCAACCTGCGAGAGCGCCATGCCGAGCGATTCAACCGACGCGGTCGACGCGTTGGCGCCGCCTGCGAGAGCGGCGGCAATCTTGCCCATATCCTTACCGTGAAGGCCAAACGTGTTCATTGCGTTTGACGCAATGGTCGCCGCCTGACCTAGGTCAAGGCTTCCCGCCGACGCGAGCAACAGGGTATTTTTCAACCCGCCGCCCATAATGTCCTTTGTGCTAACGCCCGCCTTGCCCAACTCGAGCATTGCGTCGGCGGCCTGATTTGCGCTGTATTGCGTTTGCGCGCCCAGTTTCATAGCAAGCGCGGACATTTGCTTCATACTCGATTTAGGCGCGTTGGTCGACGCCTGCACAAGCCGCATGGTGCGCGAGTATTTCATTTCCAAATCCATTGACGCCTTGACGACGCCGCCGATACCGGCAATGCCTGCCAGGTATCCGAGCGAGGCAACGCTCGAGCGCGCCGCGCTCTTTATGTGCCCGTGAAACTTGGCAATGCTCTTGCCCGACCCCTCGAACGCGGACCCGACCTTTTTCGCCGTCGCCGACGCATGATCGCGGGCGATAATGTCAAGCGAGATTGTCGCTGCCACGTCTAGCCTTTCTCGTCGGTGAGGTGAGTAAGGGCGCCCGACGCGAGGTACGCGTCAATATCGGCACATGCTTGGTCGAACTCGGCGACCGTCAAGCGGGCGTGTTCCCATGGGCGCACGCCCATGAGGCGCGCCAGGTGAAATGCGTAGCGGGCTCGCTTGTCGGCCCACGTCAGGCGGTCGCCGTCGCCGTCTCTTTTGGGTCGGCGTCGTCTGTGTCGTCGGCGTCGTCGTCGGCCGCGGGCTCGGCGCCGCCCTCATCCTCGAGCGACCGGCGCAACATGGCGAGTAGGTCGGCCTGCGGCTCGGTGAGCCCGCCCTCGGCATCCTCGAGCCGTTCTAACTCGGCGATTGCCGCGGTCACCTCGTCGTCGTCGTATTCGATATCTACGTCGCCCGCCCGAAACTGCACGTCGGCCCACTTGAGGGCGCGGTTGTCGCGGCGCAGGTAGACAAAGAGCAGGGCGCGGTACGCGAGCATAGAGCCCCGGTTGAGAGCGTTAGACCATTCGCCATAGGTCATTTTCGTATGGCGCTCGATCAATTCGGCCTCGTCGGTCATTAGGGCGTTTACGTCGAAATCCCACCGCTTTTCGACGCCCTCGGGACGATAAACAAACTTCACGCGGACCCTTCCACTCGGCGGGCAATATCCTTGACCGCTTGGGTAATCTCGATTTGAACCGGGCGCCGTACCCGCTCGGTCGACTTAGTGAACCAACCCGGGGTGACGCCTTGGGCGACCCACTTACGGCGGTTGCCGTAAACGGGGTGACGCACCGTGCCCGCGTCAATCGCCTTGATATCGTGCGGGTCGGTAGCGACGATGCGCACGCCGACGCCGCCCCCTGACAGACGAGTGCGGGTCGTGAACCTCGAGGCGGCGACGACCGCCGCGAGCCCGCCGCCCTTGGGCAGCATTTCGAGCGCGCCACGCTCGGCCGCAATGGTGGCCCGCCTGCCCGACGAGCGAATGCGGCGCAATAACTCGCGCCGCAACCCGCCCGCCCCTGCTGCCTTGAGGGCAGCGCCTACCGATTCCAGTTGCTCGTAACCTCGAACCGATAGGAACTCGTCGGCCATGAGCGTTAGAGGGTAATGTCGGTTGTCATGTATTCGATGGTTGCCAGAGGGTTAGTACCGTCCAACTGAGCCTCGAACGGCACGCTAATTCCGATAATGTCTTCCGAATCCACGGCCGGGGTGTCGCCGGTGAAAAATACCATTGGCAGCCGGATACGGAAGGTCTGCGCGAACGTGCTAGCGATAATCGGGCCGACCCACTCGAGCACCACTGACGTACTCGTGTCGCCATGGAATCGGTCGACAAAATCGGCTTTATTGACAAAGTCAATGTCAATGGTGCCGGTAACCGCGGCGTCGCCATTCATAAGCGGCTCGGCCTTAGTGCCCGGAATAGCGGCGCCCGCGTAATACCGGTCGACCGCGTGCGGGCGCTCAATCTTGCAGGTCACGCCCTTGACGCCGGAAACGCTCGCCTCGGACCCGTAGTTACCCAACTTGACGTTCATTTGCCCAAAGTGAAACGGCGTCGCCGCGGCGTACGACGGGGCGGCGAGCGTTTCGACCTCTGAATACCGCATGAAATCAAACTCGAACGCCGACGTAAGTACGGCGTCAGCAGTGCACGAGAACTCGGCCGACAGAATCTTGCCGCCCTTGAATGTCTGCACGCGGTTAGTGCCGGTCGTGTCGGCCACCGCTTCCTGTACGGTGAGCGACTTTCCGGCGTTATCGCCAAACGCGTGCGTCTGCAAGTAGGCCGCGGTGGAGGTCTGCTGCACGGGGGCAGTGCTCGAGCCCATGAGGTGCGCGAAGAGCACGCCGAGCCCCTTGTTAGTGACCTCCATAGTCACTGTGCCCGCCGCCGCCTCAGTCGGGAAAACGCGCCGCGCGCCCAACTTAGCCATGAGCCCGGACGCGAGCCCGCCGCCCTGAATGTAGGCGCGAACCTTCTTCATATCCTCGGAATTGAACTGCACAAACTTTGACGGCGCGACGTACGTGCCGTATGTGCTCTCGGCGGCAAAGCCGAGAGACGTTGCGATACCGCTACCGACGACCATTGGTTATGCACCTTCCTGATTGGGGTTGAACTGCTCGCGGATAGCGTCGCGCCCCATGCCCTCGAGCGCCGCCTCGGACGACAAGCCGGAAGCGATAACCCAAGCGACCCACGCGTCACGCGTCGCATTCCCGGCCGGGGGAGTGAGGGTGTCGCCCGCGGCGATATCCTCGGCAATCTGCGAGGCGACCGACTCTGCCTCGTCGTGAATGGCTTGTGCGTCGTCGTCGGCCGGGGTCCATGCCGTCTGCTGCGTGTAGGCGTACACGTCGTCGGCGTCAACCTCAACGATTTGACCGTCGAGCACGAGGCGACCGCCGAGCCATGGCAAAATACGATCCTCGCCGCTAGCGTTGCGAATCTTGGGCATACTGCGAACCCCTTACAGGTGTTGTCGGTGCGGTGCGATTACAGGCGGGCGCGGTAGTGAATGGTGAAGATGAGTTGAGCCCCGGCGCCTCGTGAATCCTGCGCCTGCGAGAGAAATGACTGTGTGCCGTACGAGGTCCAAAGCACCCCGGCGACGCCGAAAGACGGGTCATTAGGCGGGCGGCAAAGGTCGGCGAGCCCGCGGGCCATGGCGTACACGGCGTCGCGTGCCGCCTTTTGGTCGGCGTCGCCGTTGCTCGAGACGGCCGCGCAGGTGATATCCCCCGACTCGTCGCGGTCGGTGCGGTTAGCCCACGTCTGCGACGCCTCGGCGGCGTGCGTGCGGCGGTGCTCGTCGGGGTCGTCAACGCCGATCATTAGGAAATCGCCGGGGTCGTCCGAGATACCCGGCCCGTCGTACACGGTGACGCCTGCAAGGGCGCTCGAGGCTCGCGCCGCGCTCACCATGGCGTCAATGAGCCCCGGCGTCGCCGAGACAATCACGAGACGCGCACCTGTCGGTACGGGGCCAGCATTTCCATTACGTGATAAGGCACGAGGTAGCCCCCGCCGTCGGGGTTATCCTCGGGCGACGAGCCCGGCCGACCGAGCGCCGAGCCCCGCTGTGTTTTCCAGAGGTGCCGTAACTCTTCCTTGATCGCCATTAGCAAATCGGGCGGCACCGACGACCGGCCGACGGTCGCTGCCACGTCGTACCAACCGACGCCGAACCATTGGCCCGACACGTACCGCACGATTGCCGCGTCGGTATCGGTCCAAAGGTCGGTCATGGTGAGGGCAGCGGCCCCCGTCGGGTAGACGGGGGTAACGCTCGTAACCGACAGGATTGGGGCGACCGGCAACACGAGGGTGTCGCCGGTCGCCCGCACCCGGTACGTCGCGGCACTGCTCGAGAGCGGCCCACAGTAGGCAGAAACGACCGACTCGGCCGTGTCAATGAACGTCTGCAACTCGGCGTCATAGGTCGCCGACGTGATGTTGAGGTGCGTCTTAGCCTGCGCGAGCGTAAGTGCCGACACGAGGGTTAGACCGCCTCGCCGAGCACCGCGGTCGTCAGTGAGGGCGTGGTGCCCGACACGGCGTACGAGACACGCACGTAGCGGTCGACGGCGAAACACTGCCAGGGCGACGACCCCGCGGCCGTAAGGGCGCCGTACGCCGTGCCTGCGGTGCGCCACGCGTCGGTGTTGCCCGCGTCGTGCGAGGTCTGAATGGTGACGGTGACCGACGGGGTAGTGCCTGAGACGGCCGACACGACAACCTGCGCGCGCAGGGTACCGGCGCCGCCCACGTCGATAGCGGCACTAGCGCCCGACGTGGTCAGGGCGCCCGACGCCAGGACCGACACGTCAGACCCGCGGGCAACCTGATTGCCCGACGTGGTGAACGGCATGGCGCCTAGCCTCGCTTCCGGGGCTTGTCGGCCTTGGCGGGCGCCTGCTCGTCATTCACGTCGCCGGGGTTGCCCTCGCCGACCTGCTCAACTGCCTTGGCGCCGGTCGAGTCGACCGCCTTATCGT